ACGGACTTTGAACTGGACGCCGACACCTACACCGCGACGACGATTGCAGATGACGGTATCCGGCAGTCCGGTAGTTCGATATCGGATCAATTAACCATCACGATGCCGTACACACTCAAAGTGCCTCAGATGTTCGTGGGCTCGCCGCCGTCCGATCCGATTTACTGTGTGATCCGGCACGCCAACGAAGGCGAGACGGACGCGTTCATCGCCTGGGCAGGTATTGTCGGGATGGTAACGCGCACGGCAAGTCAGGACGACAACGCCAGCATCCTGGCCTCGGCAGTGTGCAACACCGTCAGCGCGACCATGGACCGCACGGGTCTCCGGCTCGCTTGGGCGCGTAGCTGCCCACATGATCTGTACGGGTTCGAGTGCCGGGCCGATCCCACGCTGTTCTACGTGACGGCGGTTATCGCCGCGATGGATGGTGTAAATGTGACGGCGACCGCATTGGCCACGCCGCCCTCTGGCGGAACATTCCTTGGCGGTTTCATAGAATGGATCGACGAGGATGGTCACGCGGAACGCCTCGGCGTTATCGGCAGCGCGGGCGGTACGATCAAATTGCTCGGCACGACTGACCGGCTGACGATCGGTCAAACGATATACGCGTTCCTCGGATGCGACCGGTTACGAACAACCTGTGCCGCCGTGTTCAACAACGCGGACAATCATGGCGGACATGCGTACATGCCTGATACCAATCCGTTCTCTGGCGACCTAATTTTTTAGGAAGTAACTTCCGATGACAATCACTGATCTTCTGGCTAACCTGGACTTGCACACCGCGATTTATGTCATGCTCGTTTTCGGATGGGACGATGTTCTGTTCGCGTTCGCGCTCATGGTTATCTCGGCCACGATCACGGCTCTGGTTACGAAGAAATCGTCCACCACGGACCCGGCCCCGGCACAGTTGTCCGAGTTCCAGGTACCGTCCATCGTCGAGGGCACGGCGCAAGCCGTGGTGTTCGGTGACGTATGGCTTACCGGCTGGCAAGTTCTGTGGTATGGTAACCTGGAAACCGAGGCTATTAGGGCGGCAAAGAGCGGGAAAAAGTGATATGGGCGTCATGGTCACCATAAACGATTTGCGCGCCGCTCGAATGTGCGGACGCGCCGCGCGTCCCTGGTTCATTCGACACGATCTCGACTGGAACGCCTTTATCACCGTGGGGATAGACGCGGAGGTCCTACGCACGACCGGCGACGCACTCGCGTTGAAGGTTATCGCCGTGGCCGAGGAGCGGACCAATGGGTAAGAAGGGCGGAAGTGGCGGCAACGTAACCGGCTATCGCTATTATCTGGCGATGCTGTCCGGCTTGTGTCGTGGGCCAATCGACGCGTTGACGCACATCAAAGCGGATGAAGTCGAGATATGGTCCGGCAACGTAACCGCCAACGGCACGTTCGAAATATCGGCGGATGCGGCTTTCGGAGGCGACGAGAAAGAAGGCGGCGTCAGTGGCATCGTCGATATGCAAATGGGGGCGCCCACGCAGGACCTGACTGGAAGTAACTTCCGCGCACAGGTCGGGTCTCTGTCCAGCTTGCGCGGCGCGGCCACGCTGTTTTTCCACGGCGCGGGCGGCGTTGGAGGAGGTTTCAACGTAGGCGGTACGAGTGGACATCTGGGCGGACACGTCACGTCCAACAACCCATACCCGAAAGCGTGGTCATTCCGCGTTTGGCGAGCGTTGGCCGGTTGGCACGGCGGCACGGCATGGTATCCTGACGAGGCGATTATCGTGCTGGATGACGGTCAAGGCAACGTTATCAACGCCATGAACCCGGCGCACATCATTTATGAGTGCCTGACCAATCCGGTGTGGGGGCGCGGTCTCTCGCCAAGCCGTATCGACGAGGTCAGTTTCATATCGGCGGCAAACACTTTATGCCGCGAGAAATTCGGCCTGTGTATCGCGTGGACGAAGGAGAAGGAACTATCAGATTTCGTGCAAGATGTCGTGAACCACATCGGCGGCGCGCTGTACGCTGATCGCACGACCGGCCTGTATACGATCCGGTTGTTGCGGAAAGACTACGTAGTCGATGATTTACCGGTGTTCGATTACCTGTCCGGCCTTTTGTCCATACAGGACGACGAGACAACAGCGCCGGACAACTCGCACAGTGAAATCATCGTCAACTATGTGGACCCGGTCACGAACAATCAGCGACAGGTCCGCGTGCAGAACCTCGCCGGTACTCAGGCCAATCAGACGGTGACCAGCACGACGGGAAACTATCCAGGCCTCCCGACCGCGGGACTGGCCGCGCGCATCGGGCAACGCGACCTGTCGTTACAGGCGAACGGCATCAAACGCTACACGCTGACATTTGATCGTCGCGGCCGCAAGATACACCCGGCAAGCGTGTTCCGCATTAACATTCCGGATCGTAGCATCAGTAACATGGTGTTGCGCGCCGGGACAGTCGAGGAAGGCCCGATAACGCAACAGATGATAACCGTTGTCGCGGTGCAGGACGTGTTCGGCCTCGAAGAAACCACGTACCTGGCCGAACCGGAGCATGCATGGGAGCCTCCCGATCGCACGTTGAACCCGGTCGATATCCGCAAGGTGACGGAGATCAACTATCGCGACGAGGTACGCATTCTCTCCGCCGCCGATCTGGCGACGGTGGCGGTTGACGCGGGCGATCCCGTGGTGGTGGCACAGGCGCCAAGCGGCCTGTCTATTCACTACGAGCTACACACGGCCGCGACGGGAGAGCCGTATGCAGATCATGGTGCATTCGGGTGGACGCCAGCGGCCACGCTGTCAGTTGGTATCGGCTATTACGACGGCACGATGACTTTGATCAACCCGGTCGGGTTCAACAGTGTTGGCGCCGCGCCATTCACGGCCTGGATCGATGACGAAATCGTGGAAGTTACTTCCTACGATCCCGACACCGGAATTTTCGACATCGAACGCGGTTGCGTCGACACGTTGCCGGTTCCGCATGCCGCGTCCGCAACGGTTTGGTTCCCTGACTTCGCGCAAGCGGCGGATGGCCGCGAGTACACGACGGGCGAAGACGTACGGATCAAATTGTTGACGCGAACGAATACCGGTGTTCTCGACATATCGCTGGCGCCGGAAGACACGTGGACGATCGTCGGCCGTCAGGGCAAGCCGTATCCCCCCGGGGATTTCAAGATCGGCGGCACACCGTTCGCGTTGGTCACGACGCAAACCGGCAACGTGGTTTTCACCTGGGCGCACCGGGACCGGATCACTCAGGCGGATCACATCCTTTCGCACACGGACGCCAGCACCGGGCCGGAAGCTGACACCACCTATCAAACGGATATCTACAACGGCGCGATGCTGTTGCGGTCGACAACGGGGATAACCGCCGACACCTGGACGTACGATTTGACCATGGCCGGGGCCGACGGTTCGCCATCACACATCACTGTCAAGTTGCGTTCTGAACGCGACGGCATTTTGTCGTTTCAGGAATACTCATGGCCATTCTACCGCATCGCGGTTGGCTATGGTCGAGGCTATGGTCTAAGATACGGATAGGGATTGAAGTTCTTGACGATACGCGCTATGATGCGCGTCTCAAACTGGGAGTAACCACGATGGCGACAGGGTATGAACTGGTTCCGCTGATGTACGGCGGACTGACAATGCGAGTGCGGGATATTCCAACGGCGGATGCAAGCCTACGTTTCCCGCTTATTCGCGCCGGGGTTACCGGACTCACGTGCAGCGCGACGCAAATCCTTAACACGATGGCGGACACCGAACGCCTGCCGCTGGTCAGTGGTGGCGCGTCCGTCAGCGTGGCGGAAATCAAAACGTTCGATTAACCCCGCGAATTTAGGAAGTAACTTCCGATGGTGGAGATTGTCGCGGCCCGGCTGGGGTTCGGGTGGGGGTGGGATGAAGGCGAAGACGGGTGGAAACCCGGAGTCGATCAAAACTTCCGCATGAATGACACCTTTACCGGCCTTAGCATTATCTCGGACGCCTTGACCGCGCCCCCAGGTTCACCGGTAGACGGCGACACTTACATTCCGGCGGCAACCGCGACGGGGGCGTGGGCCACGCACGAGGATGAGATCGCGGCGTACCAAGACGGCACATGGTATTTCTATCTCGTTGTGGCGGGGCTGCGAGGCCTGTTCGTCAACCACGGGGATTTCCGCGTGTACAGCGGCTCGGCGTGGCTGACAGAGAATACCTATCCACGTCTCCCGGCCGAGGTCCAGAACATACCGGTGGCGTTTCCGTTCGTCGACAAGCCTCCGGCCGCGCTGTCGATCTTTGTTCCGATCGTGCAGGATACGACCGTTCCGGAAGACTTCACCGGTTCGATTGGGTATTCGGACGGTAACGGCACGAGTACATCGACGTTCACCCTGGCCTATATCCGGTCAGGATCGACGACTACGATCGGCACGGTGACGTTCACCAGTGCCGGACATGACGGCACTTTCTCCACGCAGGCCCAGGTTGATTTGCTCACGGGAGACATACTCGTGTGCACTGCGCCCTCGCCGCAAGACGCCACACTCGCCGATATCGGCATCACGTTTTTACTGAAAAAGGTGTAACATGGCTATCGTTAAAGACTTGGTTATCCTCGCGGTACATGGCGACATAGACCGCGACAGCGTACAGCGTGTTCTCGACGAGAAGAGCGCTCGCGAACCGGCAAAGGACCTCGGCGGTCGTCAGTTCGATCCGAACCGTGGACCGTTCCTGAACCGACCGGACTGGCCCGAAGCGGAGTGCAAAGGTTTGGTTGTCGCAACGGCCGATCCGGGCGGACCTCGACAGGACGAAACGCGCGTTGAAATCGCAGTCTTCGATTTCGATCAGATGACCGGGTTGAAAACAGGCGGCAAGCTACGGCTCACACTGGAGCCGATCGAATAAGCGACGGCGAAACGTCACAACCCATCAGGAGTTACGCACATGGCCGTCAGCGGTCGTCTCTATACTATCACGTTCAAGAACGTGACCATTTCGGCGGTCCAGGATGCGCTCGCCTGTTTCGCCGGTTCCACCATGAAGTTCGGTCTTCATCAGATCAACCTCGGACAGATCACCGGCACGACGGTCGCGAACTGCCGGGTGCGTGTTCTGTACCTACCGGCCACGGTTACCGCCGGTTCCGGCGGATCAACGCCAACACCGCAGAAGACGGCGGCAGGCGATGCCGCCGCGACGGTTACCGCGCACGCCAACGACACCACTCAGGCGACTACCGGCGGAACGGCCGTCGAGATTTACAATGACGTTTGGAACACCGTGAACGGCTTTGTGTGGTATCCTCCGATCCCCGGTCGCCCGCCCATCGCCACGATCAGTACGGCGGTCACGGTTTCGCTCGATACCGCGCTGTCGTCCCTGGTGTGCAATGGGACGATGACGGTCGAAGAAATCTGAACCGGAAGTTACTTCCGAAATCTGGCGGCGTTCCGAAAGGGACGCCGTCTTTCGACGACAGGGGTGGACCATGACAATTCTTTTCGTCGGGGGCGAAGACCTGGATTTCACGTTTGTCGGAAACTCTCTCGCCTACTCCAGCAATTTCGTTTTCGTAGATACAACGGCGGGTCGCTTTCGCGCGGGTTACGCCCGGTACGGAATTAATTTCAACACCAATGGTGTCGGTAATGGCGCCCCGTTCAACACGAATTACATGCGTGCGATCCTGCCGACGCCAACCACTCAGTTCTGGTTCACGGGCCGGGTTTACGCCATTACCGGGCCAAGTTCCGGCGCCGCCGGGCTGAGGATACGCGACGTCAATGGTCTTGAAAGACTTCGGATAGCCAATACATCGACGGGCACAGGCGGGCCGTATTCGGTAAACACCGTCAACACGGTGGGCACCGCGGTTAGTCTCGGCAATACGCTTGGGGGATTTTCCTCATCGCCTACGGTCGCGGATAAACTCGACGTGTTTATTAACTACGTCGCGACCGCCACGGTCAATTTGGTAATCTATATCAACGGAACGCTCGTATTCACCTACACCGGGGACATCACCACGAACGGCATAACGGCTTTGTCCATGATCGACATGGGGGCGTTTACCTATGTCACCGGTTT